CCCACCATTATAGCAAAACTTAAAATGAAGAACGAAAGAAAATATTTGATATATCAGGGTCTTCAAATGTATTGATAATCAGATTTGATAAAGAAGAACTCATCGTATGATTTGTTAAAGCACTTTGTATTCTCGCCTGATCATATTCTGGCAAAGTTAAATAAGCAGTGTTGTGCTCACTACACAATAATGAGCTTAATATTGTAGCATGTAATGACTCTAGAGATGGGAACTGATCATGGAACTTAAGTTGTTTCTGCTTGATAATTTTGGCAATTTGTGGCATCAGTTCATCATAATTCAGACTAGAGGACGGTGCAGACCTCGAGATCAACCCCAATATGGTTTCATATCGTTTCTTTGACATTAGGAGGGATTCAGAAGGTTTATCTCGAGAAGAATTGATATAACTATCAATTAAGTCAATCTTGGCTTTCACATCTTCTAAATTTATTTTGTCCAAATCAGCCTCAGATTTTATTGAATCAGACAAGATAGATGCAGTCATCTCCAAATCTGCTACCTCAAGGAAATCGTCGATTTCATTAGCTATATGGAACTCTTTTAGGACAAGACTAACAATTTTCCCCAACAAGCCAGCAACAACCTTATTCTCATTTTTTGCGCAAAGGTCACATAAAGTTTGAAAATCACACCCTTCTTGTGCACTACTTAGTGTATTTAGATTAGAAAGAATCTGATAGAGTATGGCATAATTCTTGAGCTCTCCACTTCTTCCAAAAAAGGCTCATCTTTATCAACTGTGTTCAACATGTCTATAATATCCTTCAGATCGTCCATATCGCTATCGGACATCTTTTGCACTATATCTGACTCTCCTGACTCCATCATGTTCGCCCAATCATCTTCATCCTCGTCAGCAAAATCCATGCTCATTACCTGACTATATATGTTCATGATCTCAGGATCAGACATATGAGGAGTTTGTACTCTGTTTTTATGAATCTTTAATTTAAATGCTCCTATCAAAGCTTGCCTTAAAGCTTCGTAATTAAAAACTCCTAAAGATGGAGATTGTTTCAAGCGCTTAGTAAACTTTAGAAACTCAGAGCGTCTACTCGGTATGAACTTTGCAACATTCACAGATAACTCAGATGCGAGACATAGTTCCCCCCTACTCCACTTAGCTAACAAAGGATCTCCTATATCAACAACACAATCTTCTAGCCAGTCTTTTGAAACAAAGGAATCAGATAACATTGTGTATTCCAATCTGCGTCCGGAGGCCTCATCTATAACAACTAGTCGAAGGTTATAATCAGATAAGGTCAGCTTCCAATCATACTCTTCAATTCTATTGGCATACTTGAACTCCAAGTTGGGATTTATTTGAATTGCTGTTCCTACCCCTGGGGAAAAAACACCCTTCTCTGTGAGTTTAACCCCGGGTGTGTTGTTTGTTCCAATAACACAGGAAAATTCAGATATTAACCGTTTTATAGATTTAGCTAGGGTTATGGATTCAATCATGTTCTTTAGAATTATCTTTGTACAAATATCTCCCTCTATTTCTAACAGCACAGGGGTACCACACACTATACCAATCCAGACTCCTTTACCCTCTCTGTGAACTCCATAACCCTTCTGTCTTGAAGTAAAACACCCCACGCTGCCTTGTTTAAGCGCCATTATCTT